AGTGGTATCACTACTAGTTGGACCAGGGAACATGATGTTCTTAGGCAATGTAGTAGAAAATATAATTGGTTTAATCGCTCTACTAGGTGGAGCAGGATTAGCTGGTTTAATTGCTTTAGGTGTCGTATTACACTTGCTACAAGATGGCTGGTGCAGTTGCGGTTCTAAGAAATGATTATGAAATATATTAAGTGGATATGTCTTGCAGTAGCTTTGGTATTGATTGCAGTAGCAATGATATCCTACTTTGGTGCAGCAGACGTATCTGCTACCGATAGTAAAGAACTAAGTAGCGCAGTGGGTACGGATAAGATTATATCCCCTGCGTCTATGGTTTCTTAATAATGAAAATCAAGAAGAGAAGCCTGTACATTTTTGTAGCCGCCATAATTATTACATGGTGTTACTTTGCAGTACAGGCTTTTTCTGAAACAATTGTAACAGACAGCACTACAGACTCTAAGGTGGTCTCTAAGATAGACTCAACTACGACTGTTTATTCTCCACCACCTTCAGCTATATCGCCATCCATAAGCGCAGCGAATAGCGACCTATGTACTGTTGGTGTTTCAGGTGCAGTACAAACTCAGATACTAGGTTTCTCTGCAGGTAAAACAACTAGAGATATGAACTGTGAAAAACTAAAGAACGCCAAAGTACTCTACGATATGGGTATGAAAGTTGCAGCAGTATCAGTAATGTGTGGGGACGAAAGAGTCTTTGCTGCTATGATGAACGCAGGTACGCCCTGTCCGTTTGATGGACTAGTTGGATTACCAGCAAAAGAAGCGTGGAGTAATAACGAACACTTAATACCAGGACATGTACCAGGTAAAAAGGAAAAATGGGATGCCGACGATAAGAATACCGCAAAAGGTGCTGGTGTTATTGGTGGCTTGTTTTTGGCCTTACTCCTCTTATTCTGAGGTAGTTAACGGTTCTACAGACAATGCTAGTGCAAGTGCTTACACATGGGTTATGCAGAATATCCTACCAGCTCAGACGGGACTAACGATTGAAGGTGTGTATCATAAATACACTATAACTAAAGACACTAACGCAGATGCCATTGTATCTATTACTAATGAGAACGCAAATGGGACTGGGTATATCTATGAGTACCACGATAACTGGGACCAACTTCCCTCGAACACAAAGTTTAAATACGACCCTATAGCTTCCTCTTTAGGAACATTGTGGGGCAAAGGTCAAATAAAGGTAACAGGTGCTGGTACACTAAGCGATGTTAATATTAGGTATCAATATAGATTTGATACATGCTTTATACCCCTTAGTGATCCTACCTGCCCAGATTTTAGAAATGCCTTGTACCAATACTTAATTGATAATGACTTACTAAATAACGAGCCAAACATTGATGATCCGTACTATAATGAGTGGGTAAAGTTTCAGTTAGAACAAACAGCTAAAGAAGAAGAAAAAATAGAAGCTGCGGAAAAAGAAGAGCCGGAAGAAGAAGAAGAAAAACTAACTATGCAGGATTTATTCTCTGTAGAAGGTTTAACTAAAGAACTTGCAGACCCTTTCGAGCAAGTAAAGATGTTACAAAAAATGGCCTCACTAGAAAAACTTGAAGGTTATTATGACGTTGTAATACAAGGTGGTGTATACGAAGATACCGTAAAACTAGTAGATGGTTTCATTAAAGATAACTTTAGTGTTTTAAGAAACCTATCACAAGATAAAGTACACGAAGAAATGATAAATATGCAGTACAATAAATAGGTGGAGTTAACAGATGAGTATTAAAAAAATAACAGCGGTAGCATTTTTATTGTCAGCAAATTCTGCTATGGCAACAGACAGTCCTATTAACGGGTCTGTACAACCTAAGTGTTCTGTATATACGGAAACACAAGGCGTGTACGGAAACCCACTACCTAACAAACTTGACACGTTACCAGCTTCTGGTGGTACTAAGGCAAGTATTAGATACGATATTGCCCAGGCTAACTTTTATTTAGCACGGATAACACACCCTAATTCATTCAGCTCATCTCCTACATTAGATGATGCAGTTGCCTGGACAGGCAGCTCTATAGTTGGGCAAGTTTCTGTTGCTGATATGTCAGCCTATGAAGCAGCTAAAGTTATATCCCCTAGCAATGTAACTACATTTGATATGACCCTTGCAGGAAGTACTTGGTTCACAGTTAGCTCAACAGCTCTTTATGGCTACAATAAAGCTCTACCTGCTGGTAATTATACAGCTATAATTAAAGCTGATTGCATAGCTAAATAAACTTAGTATGAGATTATACTTAATTTTTGTGCTGTGTCTATTTGGCTTTCAAAGCAACGCACATGAGATGACACCAACCTACCCAGTATTAGATTCTTCTTATATTGATGGTGTTGTAGTTGCAAAGATGAAGTTGTTTAATAGAAGGGAAGATGTAGAGTATTATGAGATTAATGTGTTTACTGAAGACTGGAAGCCCGTTAGTTTTGCTACAACAGATAGATTGTTAAAAGTTGATTATAATAAAAATAAATTGTTTAATGTCTATATTAGGTTTGCGGATGTAAAAAGAGCAAAGTATATCTGCACTACTTCTAAAGTATTTAAGGGGGGCAATCAAGAAACATTAGTATCATCTATGATCTGTTCTAAAATAAAATAAATGAAAGCACTATTAATAGTTTTGGTAATCTTAACAGCAAGTACAGCATACGCAGACTCGTCATCGAACTCGTTAAACCTGTCGATGCCAAATAGTAGTGGTTCGTATCAATCAGATAAATTTAGAGCAGGTGAGTTGGATTGTTCTAATGCAATAGGTTCTGCAACTAATCTTGAATTTGGATTGACTTCTATTATACAAGGGGAGGACCGCCTAACAGGGGCTTCGAGGTCGGGGGACATAGGAGTTTTTGCTCGTATAACGATACCACTAGGAAAGCGTGTAAAAAGACGTATAGATTGTAGTAGACTTTACGACTTAGAACTACAAAAGAAACAATTAGAGTTAATGAGACTACAACAAGAAATAAACCAGCTCCGAAGTTTATCTTTTGAGAATTAAAAATAGGAGAGATTAAAAGAAAGCCCACTAAACAATAATTAAATCAATTAAATATAAAAAAGGAATACTACAATGGCAAATACTACAATGTATCAAGGTGTCGAAAAGATGCCAACAACATTTTCATTTGATGACGGACTAGCAGTAACAGGTACAATGGCTGTATCAGGTGCAGCTACATTTGACTCACAAAGTCAATTACCACGAGTAGAAGTACTCGCACAGGTAACAGGCTATACTTCAGGCACTGTACTAACAGCAGCACAATCAGGGGCTATTGTAACATTCCCTGCAATGGGCGGTGCAGCAAGTCTATCCCTACCAGCTTGTGCAACTTGTTTAGGTGCTACTTACACATTTGTAATGTTAGGTACAGCAGGTAATGATGTTGATATTATTACTAACGGATCAGAAAAGATTATTGGTTGCGTACCAAAAGGTGACGGTGACAACGTAGCAGTTGCAGACGCAAATGATTCTGCAGGCTTTGATGCTAACGCAGTTGTAGGTTCAAGTTTTAAAATTACTTGTATATCAACTACAGCAGCACTAGCGTTTCTTGTACATGACATCATTGATGGTCTTGCAGCAAACACTGGCGGAATTAACCTTAAATAAAAATAGGTAAATTAACATGGCTGTAAAAAAGAAATCGACTGTTAATAAAGCTGGTAACTATACCAAGCCTACAATGAGGAAAGCTCTTTTTAATACTGTTAAAGCTGGGAGTAAGGGTGGAAAGCCAGGCCAATGGTCTGCTCGTAAAGCCCAACTCCTGGCTACCCGTTACAAAGCTAAAGGCGGAGGATACACATAATGCCACCACTATCAAAAAAACAAAAAAAGATAGCTGCAGTAGCTACTCCAAGAAATAAAATTACTGGCGCAGATTTTGCAAAACTAAAGGGTAAAAAACGTGGCACTAAAACCAAGTCAAAAGTCGCTTAAATCCTGGACTAAACAGAAATGGCGAACTAAGAGTGGCAAACCTTCTAGCAAAACTGGCGAAAGGTATTTACCAACTAGTGCCATTAAATCTTTATCTAGCAGTGAATATGCTGCAACTACCCGTAAGAAAAGAGAAGATACTAAAAAGGGTAAACAGTTTAGTAAACAACCTAAGACGATAGCTAAAAAAACTAAATCATATCGGAAAGTATAATGGCAGAAGTCGAGTATAAAGGAATAAAGGTAGGTGGCTCTAAGCTGCTACTTATAATTCCTTTAGTCGGTACTATTATTGGGGGTTTATGGGGTGGCTTTGAAGCGTACCAGAGATACCTTTCTATGGAAAGCAAAATAGCTAACTTTGTATCCCCTGATTTGTCATTTATTACTAACCATATGGTTATGGTAGAGGGTGAACTAGCTATTATCAGCGAACAGTTTACCAACCTTAAAGAAGCTGACCGCTTAGTTAATGAAATAATCAGCGAACAGGTCAATTCAATTAAATCATCCTTAGCTAGTGTATCCGCTAGTGTACATGATGCTAAGATTGAGCTGCGGGAAGACTTAACTGGCATAGAATCAACTATGGATAAGCAAGAGCAGCGTATGAAAGACGACCTAGTGGCTCTTGAAGGCACAATAGAGAATGTTGATCTTACAGTAGACAATAAACTAGACTCTATTAAAGCATCAATGGATCAATTAGAAGATCGCATTGGCGTAGACATAGATGATGTTGAAACATCTATAGATTCACAGAGTTCCGACGTAAAAAGTACACTATCTCAAGTTGAAAAAGACATGTCAGAGCAAGAACTACGTAATCGGCAGAACATAAAGGATGTAAGAGGTGTTATAAACGCCTTTGAGATCCGTATGGATGCTAAAATAGACAGACTAGACGCTAAAATAGAAACATTAGAGCTAAATTTAGATGATAAGATTAAAAAAGCTCTACTAAACCCATTGTCAGGAAATTAATATGTACTATTCCACTAAAAACCAAAAAAACTTCCGCTGTGTAGGCAGTGGACACCACGAAAAGTCCGATAATACTGCAGAACGCTTTGGAAGCAAAGATTTACGTGGCAGTAATGGTATGCAAAAAGAAACAATTGACAACTTGACACAACCTGAAGATATGATGTACAGTATGATTATGATGCCACGGAGTTAAACATGGCAACACCTAGAAAAGGCAAGGCAAAGGTTAAAGTAACCTCGTCAGGCAAAAAGGTTAGCTATGGGCAAGCAGGAAACGCTAAAGGCGGTGGCCCAAGAGTTCGTGTAGGGACATCTAAGGGGAACAGTTACTGTGCAAGAAGCCTTGGAATAAAAAAAGGTCTTTCTAAAAAGAAACAAAATGATCCTAATACTCCTAATAACTTGTCCCGAAAACGATGGAAGTGTTCTGGGGCTACATCCAGAAGGACATAAACGATGTTCAGCCCTTTAGTTCTCTTATGCTCTATGATTACCTTAGAATGTGCTACTTATGGTGGTCCTGTCTTTGAAACTGAAATAGGGTGTTATACGGGGATGCAACAAGTTGGTATACCTTTTTTACAAAAAAAGTACCCTGATTTGGTAATTACAGACAAAAGATGTGTTTATTGGGGCAAACCTGATACAGAGGTAGATACTTAAAATGGCTCCACGTGATTATAAAAAAGAAAATGCTAACTATAAAAGCAGACCAGAACAAATAGCTAAACGTGTTGCTCGTAACAAGGCTAGACGTATGGCTACAAAGGCGGGCCTAGTTAAAAAAGGCGATGGTAAAGACGTAGACCATAAGAATGGCAATCCATTAGACAATCGAAAAAGTAACCTACGGGTGCAGAAGGCATCCAAAAACAGATCGTTTCCAAGAAACAAAAAAGCAGGAAAGGCTTAATACAATGATGGGCATGAAGAAAAAAGATGAGAAGTCTATGGGATACATGGGCGGTGGTATGGCTAAGAAATCTATGGGATACATGGGTGGCGGCATGGCTAAAAAAACTATGGGCTATAAAAAAGGTGGCATGGCTAAAGCTGGTGCATCTAATCCCCCAAACAGAAAAGCTAAAAAGTAACATGGCAAAAGGCGTACAACATTATTTTAAAGATGGGAGAAAGCATAATGGGGGTACTCATAAAATGCCTGATGGTTCCGTACACTCTGGTAAAACTCATACTAAAGGTTCTAAAACCGTGGTTCACTTTAAAGATCTTACGAAATTGGCAAAAGAAAGAACTAAACGTGCCTAATTATATGGCAGGTAAAAAAGATGATAAGGAATAACAATGGCTAGACAGCTAACAGACAATCAAATTAAATTCTTAGAAGTTCTGTTTGATGAAGCAGGGGGTAATCATGCTGTAGCAAAAAGACTAGCTGGCTATAGTGAGAATACTCCAACTAAATCTGTAAGAGATTCTCTAAAAGACGAGATTCTAAGTGCTACTACAGATTATCTTGCACAGATTGCACCTAGAGCTGCTGTAGCTATGGCTAGTGCCTTAGATGATCCTACTGAGTTAGGCATACGAGATAAGATGGCTGCCGCTAAAGATTTATTAGATAGAGGTGGCTTTGGTAAAGTAGATCGTGTTGATGTAAGTTCTTCTGGAGGAGGCGTATTTATATTACCCGCTAAAGAAGGTACGAACGAATAAAAGCTTGGGAACGAGACACACTAGGGTTTTGGGAATTACCTAAACCTGCTAGGGGACAAGAAAGAAACTGGCACACAGTAGCTAGAGTTTGTGCAAGACAAATTCCTTTTGGTTATGAAGTTAATCCAGAAAATGAAAGACTACTAGAACCAATAGTACATGAGTTAGAAGCACTTGAATTAGCCAAAAAACATTTAAAACAATACAGTATTAGAGATGTGGCACAGTGGCTGACAAGACAAACGGGGAGAAGCATCTCCCATATGGGTTTAAAGAAAAGAGTAATCATTGAGCGAAAACGTAAGAAAGCAGCTACGATTAAAAAGCGACTTGCCCAACGTCTCCAAGAAACGCTACAAGAAATCGAAAAGCTTGAAGAAGGTTGTGTTGGAGCCTACTCTATTAGAAAGCCCTGAACAAAGTAAGTTGCTTCCTGCTGTCCCAATGGCAGCACCGTTTGACACGGAAGTTGCACAAGACATAGTTTTTCAGCCTAACGCTGGGCCACAAACAGAATTCTTATCATCATCAGAACGAGAAGTTTTATATGGTGGTGCTGCAGGTGGCGGCAAATCTTATGCAATGTTAGCAGATCCGCTACACGGATTAAACAGTCCTAACTTTAGTGGACTACTAGTCAGACACACGACAGAGGAACTACGTGAACTTATTCAAAAAAGCCAAGAACTATACCCTC